ATGATTGGAGTTCACACGCTTGTGATGCTATGCGTTACCTTGCAGTTGGAATCCAAGAAATAAATACTAGACAATCTGCACCGCAAAGTGTAGCTGATAATAATTATAGGATTATATAATATGGGATTCTTAATGCCGAAGATGCCAAGTTTGCCACCTGTGCAACCTTTGCCTGAACCACCTAAAGCAGAATTATCACAAGAGGAAAGAGATAAGATTGCTGCTGAACAAGCTGCAATTGAAAGAAGACGTAAAGGTAGAGCATCAACTATTTTAACTTCACCATTAATTGAAGAAGCAACAGTAGAAAAGAAAACATTATTAGGATCATAATATGATAATAGATTTTTTAAAAAAAAAAGTAAAAACAGTTTACGCAGAAGTTTCTAAAGAAGAAGTTAAAAAAGAAATTAATGAAAATAAAAATTCTTCTTTAACAAAAGAAACTGTTTCTGAAAGTAAATCATCTTTAACTAGAGGAGAATAATATGGGTGCAGTAGTAAGACCAATAGCTAGTTTTGTATCACCATCTAATCAACAAGCTGTGGCTCAACAAGTAACAGCACCATCAACAGCAGAAGTATCTCAATCAGGTGCGGCTAATGCTGCTGAAACTATTAAAAAAAGACGTAGAGGAAAATCTCCAACTATTTTAACAACAGCTTCAGGAGCTGAAGGCACACCAACATTAGGAACAACAAGTTTACTTGGTCAATAAATGCCACAAACAGATTTATCAAAAGAACTATTAAGACGCTTTGGTAAGTTAAAAGCACAACGTCAAAATTGGGAATCGCATTGGCAAGAAGTTGCTGATTATATGATGCCAAGAAAAGCAGACGTTACAAAGACTAGATCTAAAGGAGATAAAAGAACTGAATTAATATTTGATTCATCTCCACTCCATGCAGTTGAATTATTATCTGCATCACTTCATGGTATGTTAACGAATCCTGCAACACCATGGTTCTCATTAAAATTTAAAAACATAGATATGATTGATGAAGATCTTGCTAACGAATGGTTAGAAGATACGACAGAAAAAATGTATGAAACATTTAATCGTTCAAACTTCCAACAAGAAATATTTGAATTGTATCATGACTTAATTACGTTTGGTACAGCTGCAATGTTTATAGAAGAAGATGCAGAAGATGTTGTAAGATTTTCAACAAGACACATTGGTGAAATTTATATTTCAGAAAACAACAAAGGTAAGATTGATACAATATTTAGAAAATTTAAAATCTCTGCTAAAGCAGCAATTACTCAGTTTGGTGAAAGTAATGTTTCATCTAAACTATTAGTCATGGCACAAAAAGATCCTTATGAAGAAGTAGAAATACTTCATGTTGTTTATCCAAGAGATAAGTTTGATCCTAAAAAGAAAGATGCAAAGAACATGCCATTTGCTTCTTGCTATATTGAAATAGATTCTAAAGAACAAATTTCTGAATCTGGATTTAATGAATTTCCATACGTTGTACCAAGATACTTAAAAGCATCATTTGAAATCTATGGAAGATCTCCAGCAATGACTGCATTGCCAGATGTTAAGATGTTAAATGAAATGGCTAAGACAACTATTAAAGCTGCACAGAAACAAGTTGATCCTCCACTATTAGTTCCTGATGATGGATTTATATTACCAGTTAGAACTGTACCAGGTGGATTAAATTTTTATAGATCTGGAACAAGAGATAGAATTGAACCTTTAAACATTGGTGCGAATAATCCACTAGGTTTAAATATGGAAGAGCAAAGAAGAAATGCAATTAGAGATACGTTTTATGTAAATCAATTAATGATGCAGAATGGTCCACAAATGACTGCAACAGAAGTTGTTCAACGTAACGAAGAGAAGATGAGATTACTTGGACCCGTACTTGGAAGATTACAATCTGAATTATTAAGACCACTGATTGATAGAACATTTGCTATTATGCTTAGACAAAAATTATTTAGAGAAGTTCCAGATTTCTTAGCTGGAAAAGATATTCAAATTGAATATGTGTCGCCTCTTGCTAAAGCTCAAAAGACTTCTGAATTACAATCTATCATGAGAGCAATTGAAATATTTGGATCTTTATCTAAAGTTGCTCCAGTATTTGATCATGTTAATATTGATAACCTAGTAGTTCACTTAGCTGAAATTGTGGGTGTTCCTGCTAAAGTTTTAAATTCTAAAGCTGAAGTTAATGCTATAAGACAACAGAAACAACAACAGATAGATCAACAAATGCAAATGGCACAATTACAACAAGTTGCACAAGCTGGTGGACAAATTGCTCCATTAGCAAAAGCATTACCTGAGGAGGCAAAGGCTTTAGTAGCACCACAAGAATAACAACTGAAAGGAAAATAAATGGAAGAAAATCAATTAAACCAATTAAAAGAATTTTATAAATTAGTATTTGAATCAGATGCAGGAAAGAAAGTTATGTCTGATCTTGAAAAGAGATGCCACTATAATGCTACCACAAATGTAAGAGGTGATAGTCATGAAAGTGCATATATGGAGGGACAACGCAGCGTTCTTCTATTTATTAAAAACATGCTGCTTAATGACAAACTAAAAGGAAAATAAAATGTCAGAACAAATACAGACAACTGAGGTAACTCAGCCTGTTGCGACTGAACCAACAAAAGAAACAACAGCAACAGTAACACCATCAACAACACAATCAACACAACCAGTATCATGGAAAAATTCTATATCAGAACAATATAGAACAAATCCTAACATAGAAAAATTTACAGAGATTGATGCACTAGCTAAAAGCTACATCAATGCTGTGTCTATGATTGGAACAGATAAGATTCCATTACCTGGTAAGACTGCAACAGATGAACAGTGGAATGAAGTTTATAATAAATTAGGAAGACCAGAGTCTCCTGATAAATATAAACTAGAACTTAAAACTGATGTAGCTCCAGTTGATGAAACTGTTATTAGAGGATTTGCAGAGAATGCACATAAGCTAGGTTTAAATAATAGACAAGCTCAAGGCATTCTAGAATTCTATAAATCAACATTAGAATCATCAGCTAAAGAAATGAGTGTAAATATGGAATATGCTCAAGAACAAGCTGCTAATGAATTAAGATCAGAATGGGGAAGAGCATACGAAGATAATCTTAAAAAGGCTTCGGCAGTTGCTAAAACTTATTTAGAACCAGAACTTCTTGATACTCAATTAAGAGATGGATCTAGATTAGGAGATAACCCAAAGATTATCAAAGCATTTGCTAACATTGCTAATCTACTTTCAGAAGACAAAATAGTCGGTGCTGAAGGCGAAGGAGTAATGCAAGCAAGAGATATTGAAGGCGAAATAAGACAATTAACTACTGATAAAAAAGGTGCTTATTGGAATAAAATGCACCCAGATCATTCAAAAGTAGTTAATCAAGTATTAGCTTTAAGAGAACTATTACATCAATAAAAATAGATATTGTAAATTTTTATAATTTATAATAGTACACAACTAATAGGTGGTCTTAAAACAATCATCTATTAGTTGTGGGACAATTCATACGAACCCCACTGACATTAGGAAAGACTGAAGTCTAACAGACTTTAAATGCAAGAGAGCCTATTAAAAATGGAGAACTTCTCTGATTGTTTTAAATATTGTTAATTATTCAATGTTGAGTAATTGACGCTAACTTAACAAATGGAGACAAATAAATGTCAACACAAATAACTACAGCTTTTGTAGAGCAGTATTCTGCTAACGTACAAATGCTATCTCAACAATCTGGATCTCTTTTAAGAGATAAAGTTAGAGTTGAGTCAGTAGTAGGAAAGAATGCGTTCTTTGATCAGATCGGTTCTGTTACTGCTACAGTAAGATCAAGCAGACATTCAGACACTCCTCAGGCTGATACACCTCACTCTCGTAGGAGAGTATCTCTTGTGGATTATGAATTCGCTGATTTAATAGATGATCTAGACAAAGTAAGAATGCTAGCTGATCCAACTTCTTCTTATGCACAAGCTGCTGCTTATGCTATGGGAAGAGCTATGGATGATGCTATCATTGCTGCTGCGACTGGAACTGCATACACTGGCGTTGCTGGTGGAACTTCAACTAGCTTACCTGCTGGACAAAAAATTCTAGAAGCTGGTACTGCTGGTTTAACAGTTGCTAAATTAAGACAAGCTAAAAAAATTCTTGATTTAGGTGATGTAGATCCTTCTATCGCTAGATACATAATCGTTGGTCCAAAACAAATTGATGATTTATTAGGAACAACTGAAGTTACTTCAAGCGACTTTAACACTGTTAAAGCTCTTGCTATGGGTGATATTAATTCATTCTTAGGATTTAACTTCATCGTATCTAACAGATTAAACTTAGCTAGTTCTAAGAGAGATTGTATTGCTTTCGCACAAGATGGTTTACTTCTTGCTGTAGGAAAAGATACAACTGCTAGAATTGATGAGAGATCTGATAAAGGTTACGCTACTCAAGTTTACTACTCTGCTGCATTCGGTTCGACTAGAATGGAAGAAGCTAAAGTAGTTCAAATTCAAGCATACGAAGCATAATATTCGTAATTTAGTGGGGATGAATAGTCCCCACTATCTTAACAATGAAAAAACTAAACGAACCAAAAACCATTTTACATTTTCAAAATAAAGATTATATCTATCGTTATGTGCTAGTTGATAGATTTAAACATACAGCAAATGCACATCATGGTTTTGATAAAGACTTAGAACTTACAGAAGCTGAGATCTTTGCATTAGTAAAACCTAGACAATTAAGACGTAAATATATTATAAAGAAAGATTAGTATGGCAAGTATAGTAGAAATCTGCAATGGAGCTTTAAATCAATTAGGTGCATCTACAATCTTAACGCTTACAGAAGATTCTAAAAATGCAAGACTTTGTAATGCTAGATATGCAAATGTAAGAGATGCTGTATTTAGACATCATCCATGGAATTGTTTACAAAAAAGAATTCAATTAGCATCAGATACAGATACTCCTGCTTGGGGTTATAGCTTTCAATATACATTACCTTCTGACTGCATAAGATTACTTACAATTTTAGATTATGATTATGATTATAAAGTTGAAGGTAGGAAGATTTTATCAAACGTAGATTCAATGAAAATTTTATATGTTGCAAGAATTGAAGATCCAAATGAATATGATGAACTTTTAAGAGAAGTTATATCTGCTGCATTAGCTGCTGACATTGCTTATGCCATTACATCTTCTAATCCAGTAGCAACACAAATGTATCAATTGTATCAAGAGAAATTAAAAGACGCTAGATTTGTTGATGCAACTGAGGGACAAAATACATTATTAGATAATGGTTTAGCAGACGTAATAGACGCAGGTTCATTCATTAACTCTAGGTACTAAGCAATGGCACGAGTTGCGGTACAATTAACAAACTTCACAGCTGGAGAATTATCACCACGTTTAGATGGTAGAAATGATTTAGCTAAATATTCATCTGGTTGTAAGACATTACAAAACATGGTTGTCTATCCTCATGGATCTGCAGCTAGAAGACCAGGAACAACATTTGTTCATGAAGTAAAAGATAGTACAAAAAAAACTAGACTTATTCCTTTTGAATTTTCAACAACACAAACTTACATTTTAGAATTTGGTAATCAATATATAAGATTTTATAAAGATGGTGGAATTATTTTATCTGGTGGATCACCATACGAAATAGCAAGTGATTATTTAGAATCAGAATTAGCAGATATTAAATATGCTCAATCAGCAGATGTTATGTACATCTGTCATCCTAAACATCCAATACATAAACTATCTAGAACTGGACATACATCTTGGACATTAGATCAAGTTGTAGAAACAAATGGACCATTCTTAGATCATAATATTACAACCACAACATTAAACGTATCAAGTACAACAGCTGGTGCAACTGCTACATTAACATTATCATCAACAACTGGAGTTAATTCTAATCAAGGATGGTTAACAACAGATATTGAAAGATTAGTTCATTTCAAAGATGGTCATTATAAAATTACAGCAAGAACATCATCTACAGTTGTAACTGCAACTTGCATTGTATCTCCATCAAGTTCTTCTGCATCAACAGATTTTGCTTTAGGATCTTGGTCTGGAACAACAGGTTATCCTTCTTGCGTATCTTTCTATGAACAAAGATTAGTATTTGCTGGTAATACAAATCAACCACAAACATTATGGTTTTCTAAATCTGGTGATTATGAAAACTTTGATGATAACTATCATGGTACAGTGGCTGAT